TGTCTTCGGGAGAAACGATCGAGTCGAGGATTTCCCGGGCCTTACCGGCGTCCTGCTCGCGTTCCTGGGTCTTCACCCAATGGCCGATGACCGTGGAGAGGCCTTCGTAGTCCGCGTCCATGCGGGCCAGCTTCTCGTTCTCCTCGGCGGAGGGGAGCATGCCGGTCTCTGCGATCCGGTCGAGCTCACCCCGCTGCTGCGAGACGACGTTCGCGCGCTGGGCGAGAAGGTCGTTGATGTACTTGGTATCCACTTGGATACTCCCTCTATGAGTAGTTGTTTGGACCCGCTCGAGGTGACCCGTCAGGGCCGGCGTCGTGCGGTTGTGTCCGACGTGGTGCCCCCCGTGGAGGGACCGGCGTCAGACGAGTTCGCGTTCCAGGTCACGCACCCTTTGGACACGTGCAAGGAATCGGGAAACTTCGGCCGGGTCGAGCGCAGGCGTCGCAGCCGCAGCACGAACCTCGGCGAACAGACCATCAAGAGAACGATGAGCGCGGACAGCCAGATCGAACTGGTCGTCCGACGCCCCACCGTTACGGATCGCTTCGAGCGCCACGTCGAGCTCGACGTAATCCACACCACCAAGCGAACGGATCGACGCGGACGTCGCAGGGTTCGCGCCGTACGTCACGACCGACACATCGCCACGCGCGAGAGACACCTCGGAGATCATCCGTTCGCTAAAGTCGTCGTTCCATTTCGACCGGCCCTCGGGGACACGGAACGCGAACGACATTTCGTTCAAGTCGCCGCGCTGCATCTTCTTCGCGACACGTTGCACATCCGGGTCGGTCGGCTCGAGGGACGCCTCGACCGTCAACGACGGGTCCGCAGACAGCTTCAGCGTGCCCGACGTGGTCCGCGCCAACGGCAAGCCCTCATGGTTGACGAGGAGCACAACATCAGGCTTCTCGCTCAACGTCTTGTTGAACGCCCCCGCCGTGATCGTCTCCGTGAACGTACCGAACGCATCGTGAACCTCGTACGGGTGATCGACAACCGACGCCTCACCACGAAGGGTGAGCGTGTCGCTGTCATCGTTGGCGCGGAGCTCGAGCTCGTCGAACTCCCAGCGTCGAACCTCACGCGCAACGGACTCGGCCCGCTTCGAAATGTCATTCACCGGTCATATCTCCCGCGTTCGGATCGGCCACCGGGAGGGGATCCGGCATCTGGACTTCGTTAGCGATCGCCGTATCGATCATGTTCAACGGCTGCAAGTACGTGCCGCCCTCATCACCCGGGATCGGCTGCAAATCTTCCCAGGCACGGATCTCATCGGCGGACAACCAGCCGTTCTGCCGGCCGATCGCATACGACTCGTAACGGGTTTTGATATCCGCCCGCAGGAACGAGTTCATGTTGAACCGGATGAACTGGCCGCGAGGAAGAAGCCGGGTGTCGGCCTGCTCGAGCCGGACCGTCCACGGCGTCAACGTCCGCTTCGCAAGGTTCAACGACTGCGCCTCGATGCCCTGCCCGCCGCCCTGCGAAGCGTTGTTCGTGATGTGCTGAACCTCATGCGGCGGCACACGGAACCACCGGCAGATTTCCTCAACCTGGAACATCCGTGTCTCAAGGAACTGTGCATCAGACGGGTTGATCATCGTCTGATTCCACTTCGTGCCACCGACAAGCACTACCGGCTTCCCGGCATTCTGCGTGCCGGCATGCCGGGCCATGAACTGCTCACGGAGCCGTTCGATCACGTCACCGTTCGTCTCCGGTGGCATGTCCGGCACCTCGAGCACACCGCTAGGGGCGATGCCGTTCTCGTACAAGGCGTTGCCGGTCTGCTCCGCTGACAGTGAAAGACCCAACGACTGCCGCGCATAGCCGATAACTGATAGTCCGAGCACACAACCAGGGAGCTTGTAGCCGGGGATGTGTTGCAGATTACCGGCCGGAAGGGGCGTGCCATCGTAGAAAAACTGGCCGAATTGCGTCGAACTTGTACGCCATTCGACCCGATCGGGGTTCAAAGGCCACCGTTCGACCACAGGGGCCTGCGGATCCGACGAATTTGACTGCCGGATCAGCATCGAATAGGCGTTACCCCACCCGATGAGCGACATCACGCGTTGCGTCTCGAAATCGATGCGGCTATCACGCGGATTCGGGGCATCCACCCACACAGGCGGGGGTGTCGGGGTCCGAACCTCGCCCTGCTTGCGGTACGTGTCCGCCGGCATCGACGCAATCGAATCCGCGATCAACGTCTCACACGCCCACACCGTCGACAACCGCAACGCCGACGACTCAGTCACATACGTGCCACCACCAGCCGGCGAGAACCACGAACCCGAACCCGTGTCGTCAAACGCGCGTTCTTCCTGCTTGCGGCGCAGCGCCGGAAACAGTTTCACCCGTCACTCAGATACAAACCGACCACAAACCCCGCCATCGACGCACAAACCACACCCGCAGCGACAGACACCAGGAACCCGCCGGCCACGAGACCGACAAGGCCCACCACCTGAAGCACCGAAGCGACAAGATTCCGCACCCGCACTCCTCAAAGAAAGACAACACCCGGAGGTGTACGAGCCGGCTCGGGGGCCTGATCATGCGCCCACTTGGCGAGCGTCACCGCTACCAGCGGTGAGATATCCACGTTCGAAAGGCGACGGGACCACAACCAGGAGTCACCATGGAACTTGCGGTCCGCGCCATCAACCGCAACAGTCAGATCGGGTTGGCCGAGATGCCGCAACGTGCCTTGCATCACAGCGTCATAGAACGCGCCGCACGCCTGAGCATGGTCGCTGTTCGACACCTCGAGCACCCGCACACCTTCAGCCTCGAGCTCCATGAGCAACGACGCGGCTGGGGAACCCGCCGACACGGCGAGGACGCCACCCCACTTGTCTTGCAGATCCTTAGCCCTAGCGACCAGCCAATCAGTGCCCGGCTCATGGTCAGTGATCTCAACGTGTGTCCCACCGGCACCAGCAGCACCAGCGACAGCGAACGCACCACGATCACGTGACGGTGTGACATCAAGACCGAACGCGACCGGCCCGACCGGACCAGATTTCAGGTCCACACACTCGGACCACTTCACCGCAGGGATCACCCGATCCCCCGCGTTCTCATCGGGGTTCCAATGCCCCAGACGTTCCCGGGCGAACTCGTCGCCCAGCGCCCCACGTTCCATCTCAACGAACTCTTCGGAAATGCGGATACCAAGCGCCGGGTTCGCAGCCGACCACGACACCGGATCGGCCTGATCGCAGTCCATGTCAGCGCAGAACTCGAAATATGCGAGCGACCCGACCCCATCCGCCCGGCCACGCCGGCAGAACTTCCGCAAAACCGCCGAAACCTGCGTCTGCAACGGAGCCGACGACGTATACCAAATCTGAGGGTTCCTACGGGCCGACATCGTCGGCAACAGGGCCGCCATCGCCTCCGGGCTGAGGTTGTACGCCTCATCCAAAATGATCGTGTCACCCGAAAACCCACGACCCGACCCAGTCGACCGGGCCACGAACCGCAACCGCTGCCCCGTCCGCAGCTCGATTCCTTCCTCACCATGCGACGTACGGACCCGATGAATCCGCTTCTCAAGGTCAGGATTCGACTGGAACAAGTGCAAAACCCGCCGGAAAGCCTCCGCCGCGGTCTTGAACTCGTGCGCCGAATGAAGAATCAGTTCCTCACCGAACAACACCAGGCCAGCGAGCTCCCGGGCCTCGAGGATCGAACCTTTCCCGTTCTGGCGGGGCACAACCAGCCCCACCTCGAACGCCGACCACCGGCCATCCGGCCGCTCACCGAGCGCACCCTCAAGCACCGACGCCTGCCACTCATCGAGCACCAAGCCCGACATCGCGGCTAGCTCAACTGCTTCCAGACCCGCCGACGACACCGCCTCCGGCACCCTCCGGTACCGAGGCTCGACGATTCGCGCGTCGATCAGCGAGGTCATCCGTCTCCGACTTCGACAAGGCCGGCAGGCCATCCAACTTCACGAGGACATCCGCCAACTGCTTCGCCAACGGGGCCGACTCACCCGGCACCGCGGCCCGCAACCTCTCCACCAGCACCACCCGCAGGGCACCAAGAGACGCCCTCAGATCGCCCACAAGCAACGCATCCTCAGGCACGCTCACACCTCATGGAGAGAGAAATCTTGGC